CCCTTAAAATTTCCATTAAATTCCGTACTCTCCAGCAACTTCTTCTGGGGTTGCAATTCTAATGTGGTTGCGTGTTGCCCACTTATCTGCAGCTTGTCTTGTCACAATGTTGTATCCCTTGGAAACCTGACCGACTCCAGACCAAGTAACATTTTTTGTAGAGTAAATTGCAACTGTATTTTTTTCCTTAGATACTTTAGAATTAACCGCCTCTTTTTTCTCTGCACTGGCTGAGCCAATTACATTTTCTTCATTAGAGGTAACAGATAGGTTTGGGCTAGTAGCCATCTTATCTGAAGAGATTACATCATTACGTTCTTCTTGAGCCTTTACGGCTTCTTTATATTTTTCTACAAGTTGATGTGGAATTAAGGCTTCTCCGTCTTCTAACTTAGCAAGAGGTATATCTTTAAATTCTGAATTATTGTTTTCGGACATTCTTATCTCCTTCTTTACCTTTAATTATAACAGATATTAGAAAAGGGAGCAGGAGATTTTACTCTCCTGCCCCCTTTTAGTAGGTTGCGTTAGACTTTAGGAATCGCTACCGTTTGCGTCAGCGAACGCAATTGCGTCCTCTTCTTCCCACTGAATACCAAAACGTACGAATACGGTGTACTCAATGGTGTCCTTCTTAGGAACATACTGACGGTTAACAGTGATGTCTCTCTGGAAACCCCATACACGGTTCTGTGGGAATGTAAGGTCTACATATCCTGCAGGGTAGTAAGGAACTTCCTGAACATCGATGCCTAGAACACGGGTAGTGCGAGCACCACCGAATGTCTGGCCCTGGCCGTCAAGGTAAGCCTGGGTGTTAGCCTGGGTGTTACCGTTTCGACCTAGTGCCTCAGCAATTGCATCTGATAGGGTTCCGTTGTTCTTAACGATTCCCTGGAATGCGTCTGTACCAGCGTAGAACTTAAGATTGCTCTTAAGTGCACGGTACTTCCTTGGCAATGCAAGAATAATCTTCTGCATTACGTCTGGTGTCCATGCGTTGTCTGCTACTGTTACAACTGCTTCGTGTGCATCTCCAGTAGTGGCCTTGTTAACAAAACCCTCCATGATTGAAAGGAATGCGTTTGAGCCAGTTCCTGTTCCGTTGATCGCTAGATCTTCGATGTCATTCGCAAAAGCGTTTGTCATCAAACGGACTAGGTGGTCCTCAAGTGCACCTCCTTCAACGTTGTCTTCTAGTGCTTCAGCTGAAACTTCCCAGTCCAGACGAATCTTCTTGGTAGAAAGTTCGACCTTTGAGAATGTTGCACCTGTGTTTGTGTACTCTGCATTAGCCTGAGCTGCTGCACGAATAACACGTTCGCCTACGTTAACTTTTTCAAGTTCCATAGAGTTGGCTCGCATAGTTACACGACGACCATCTTTGGCGAGAATAGTGGCGTCCCATACGTAGTCAATAAAACGACGTGCCTGTTCAGGGCGTAGGATACCGCTTGCCGCATCACCCGAAGGATTTACGGCATTTGGACCACTTGTTACTCCTAGTGTTGCTGTTGGGATGTTACCCAGTGTGTCTGCACCTGGGTTTGATACACCACCAATTCCTCCAGACGCAAAAGCACCTTCGCCATTAACTTCGTTAGCACCAGCACCTGGATAGTTTTTAATAATCTCTTCCGACATAATTGTCACCTCCTGTGATTTTTGTTTATCTAAATAGATCGGCAGTTTTGAGGAAACGTCCGCCCCATAGGGATTTCTGAACCTGTTCTGGTTCAGATTCCTGAACGATCTCGCCTAGATCGCCAGACTTGCGGAAAGCTGTGTCTGCTTCTACTGCATCCACTCTCTTTCCAAACTCATTAAACTGTCCTTTGGCTTCTGTTACCTCATTTTTTACAGAGTCAATTGACTTGCTTAGTGCAGATACCTGCTCGTGTAGAGCTTTTACGGTATTTGCTAGATCGCTAAAGGCTGATGTTAGAGTACTTTGGATTTCAGTAACTGCATTAACAATTACCTCATCTGACTTAGATACCCCTTCTTCCTCAGCTACAGCTTCAGACTTCATTTCATCCTGAGACTTCATTTCGTCTTCATCCATGTCATCAGACTTAACTTCTTCCTCATCCATTGATTTCTCTTCGGATTTGGCTTCGTCATTGTCCATAGACTTTTCTACTGCATCTTCGGTTGTGGCGTCTGCCTCTGGAGCGACCTGTGATTCTTCTACTACATCGTCAGACTTTTCAACGATGTCTTCAGTGATTGTTGTTTCACTCATAGGACTTACCTCCTTCTTAATCTCAATTGTATTAATGCCTTTAGCACTATCAACTAAGAACTTTATCATATCTGTTTTTTCGTTATCGTTTTTCTCAACGAAACCTATATTTTGCATTGGAGTTCCAGTTGTAGGACTCTGCTCAGCATCATTTTCTGACAACATGACTATGCCAGATTCTGCATCCCAAAATACGTTTTCAATTGGGGTGTCTAAGCTTTCGCCCTTGATCATATCTACTCCATCAACTTTTTCGACAGATAAAACATTTGCAAACTGATTTGCAGGATTATCTACCAGAGACAATTCTACCAGATCATAGTCTTTAATAATTCTAATTTTTGCGTCCATTTTTTCGTCGTATCCGTCATCCCACTTGTTCATCTTTCCACCAATAGAAAAGCCAGAAAGAGTGCCATCTAGGACCTTTTCCCAAGTGTCCTGGGCACCCTTTGAGATGTATGTGGAGACGTAAACTCCAGAATAAAACTTCTTGGACTCTGGATCAAAGTATTTGTCTTCTTTAAAAGAGATCATCTTTCCAACTGCTGTTGGCTGATGCATTTCTCTGATGTTACCCCGAAATTTAGAAAAGGCTTTGACGCTTGCATCTGTTGTGACTATGTCAGCCTGCTTGTCAATGTTGTCAAGTGTGGCAAAGCCAGAGACAATACGTCTCTCTACGTCCACTTTACTGAACGGCATTGATAGGCGAACGTTGTCACCTTCAGTGGCCCAATGGGCTTTCTGCATAGTCATGTTAATTCAATTATAAAGGCCTTTTATAAAAAAGTGTCAAAAACACTATTCTGAGGACCTTCCCTCTCCAGCTGGATTTCTTCCAGATACTGTTGCTGTGTTATCCGAAGAGTTATTCGCTCTCTCAGAATCTCTTTGTCTGTTCTGAGCAGTGTTAGCTCTTGCGTCTGTGGCCTGTCTAGGAGACATCTCAAATGGCTCGTCCCCATCTGGTCTCTGTGGCAAGCCAAGCTTTTCACGAGCTTCGTTAGGAACCATAATTTGAGTCTTAACATATCTCTCAAGAATCTGAGACTGGGCAATTTCATCTGTCAAAGTTAGCTCGTTAAATTTAAAGTCCAGAATATCAGTCTTTTCTTTAATTACCTTGTTGATAATCTTTTCTAGATTTGCCTGAGCTGGTCTTGCAACCTGCTCCTTAAATGTGCGGTCTTGAGCCAGAGCTGCGGCTATGTTTGAAGCATCGCCACCACCAATCTTTGACAGAGGAACTTGATGAGCAACAAGAATGTCGTCCCTGTTCCTAAGCCTGTAGTCGTTAAAAGATGCCTCTTGCACTCCCGCCTCAATTGGCTCCATCTTAAATTCTACTTTGTTTGTGTCTGTGTCTGCTGGTAGGGGGATGTATAGGGTTCTGTGAGACTGACCCTTTAGGCTGGTCTGAAGGAATCTAAACATCTTGTCTTCTGCGTCAGAAGATAGCTTTGCTCCCTTTAGAGTTACGATATACCTTGGAACACCCTTGTTTCCAAAGTAATCAATATTGTATTGAGAAGCTAGCTGATCACCGTGCAAAGCAGAGATTGCAGACATAATGTCTGGAACTCCATAAAAAGTGTTTAGTGGAGAGTATTCTTTATAGTGAATAATCTCATTTGGTCTTGGGTCTGCAGTAATTGGATTCTGATTCTTTGCCCCGAAGTTTTTGAAGTAAACAACTTTCTGACCAATAATTTGAACATATCCGTCACGTAGTCTTCGAACTCTCATAGTTGTAGATGGGATGTGGCCAAGGTAGCCAATCTCTCCAGTAACAGTTCTTCCGACCTCAAGATATCCGTTTCCAGTTGCCTGAACGTCTGTATAAAACTTCATCATTGTATTTGAAAAAGAGTCATCGCTATTTAAGGTCTCAAGCCACTCACGCATTTCAACCTTTGCTCTTTCAATACGTTTTCTGGCCTTATCTGTTGCAGTCTCGCTAGTAGAGGCCTCAAGCTGCATCATAGTTCTTTTTGAAACGTGGAAATCGTAGCCTAGACCAACAATGTTTTCAACCTTTGCATCAATAGCTGCATGGTTGGCAAACGAAGTGTCATAGTAGTTGGCTAGTTCATAAAGGTTCCATGGTGGAGTAATTACGTCAAACATTCCATACCCATTGTGGAATACTGATCCAGGATTAATTTCTTTAGATCCAGCTCCGTTTTGTCCAGTGCTTGTGGCCAATGCACTGTCTTGATATCCCTGCCTCATTGTGTCTACTCCAGTAAAAGCAAGGCTGTCATAGGCTTTTACGATGCGATCAGAGCGTCTTTTAAAATTCTTTTCTAGCCCAGAAAGGCCTTTTAGGTCATCCCATTTCTTGCCAAATGGATCTTGTTTCTTGAATAAATCTTCTTCTTGCTCTTCTTCTGGCGTAAACGCCTGAATTGGATACTGGTATTCTTCTGACATTATCCTTCATCTCCATAAAGTTCAAGTGTTTTCTTAGCAGCCATAACAGCACCAATGTCATTCATTGATGGGATTAGGCCTTGCTTCATTCGGTCTATTTGCTCGCTATATTCTTCATCGGTAATTCTTGCTGTTCCTGGGAAAAACACGTGGGATCCATTTGGTTCTCCGTAGTAAGCAGCTGCTTGCTTTAGCTTAGCAATCTGCCCTTCGTCGCCCCTGTTTGCTGGAACGTTCAGGATATTGCCATCTCCATCGGTAAACCACTTGCCGTTAGCCTTTTTCCAAACATATACGCCCCAGGCATATCCCGTTTGATCTACAAGAGTTACTTTAGCTTTACCAATTGCTTCTGCAAATTTGTCTTCCATGACCACTAGTATACCATATTATACAGCGGGAAGGATGTGGGTTTGCCAAGTTACACCCTGATAGGTGTTATACTCATAGCGATTAAATTTTAATGGGGTATCATCGTCAATAATAAACTTGTTTGTTCCAGTATAAACCTTATAAATATCTGATGGGTTTACGCCAGTTAGAGTTGAGGTAGAAATAACCAAAACCCCATTCCAGTTATAATCTTGGTTCCAGAAATCCCAGTCATATCTATCTCCAGAGGTTACGCTGGCAAAGTCTGTTAAGAACCAAGATCTCAGCGTCTGCCTTTGAATTTCTTGCAAACTTGTTGACTGATACTGAGAAATACTGTTTACCAAAACCGAACCAGTTACTCTAAAACCACCAGCAAATGAGTCAAAATTTAGTGTATTCGGGAAAGATATTCCTAACACACCCCAGTCGCTCAGTGTTATAACTGGTTCCCTAACAACCTTACCGTTCCAATAAAAAGCAATTCCGTTTTCAAAGTTACCAGTCTTAGCATTAAGTCCGTAGATTCTGGCCCTAGTTCCAGAGTCATCGTTGGCAACAATAAAGAATTTTATATAGTTATCCTTGCTTTCTATCTCAAAGATTTGTTCTGGCTCTGATGGAAACCGATCTCTACCGTATCTAAGGAAAAGCTGTAGGGCTATAACCCTATAGCTTTGAGCTAAGTTTTGATTAACTGGCATTGAGAATCCACGATTAACCAATGCACTATAGTCTCCAACCTTTTCTAACCCGCTGTTTTTTGTCAGGTATAGGTAGGGTGTGCTTCCCTTATAAATTCTGTATGGATTCTTGCTCTTGTAGTCAAAGTACGATCCGTACTTAAGATAAGGAAATACAGGAGTTCCAAACCTAGTTCCCACAGGGTTTGAGGTTTTTTCGTTAAAAGCCTGAGAAGCATACTGTAGCTTTTTAACTACAAGGGGATTAGTGATAATTCCTGGAACCGTCCACTCCAAATGGGTAACAATAGAAACATCAGACAGGCGAATGCCCCTTGGAGGATAGATTATGGTTCCATCTACAACTTCGTATTTTGTTGTGATCCACTCTGCCCCTGGAGAAACGACGTTATTTTTTGGGGCTGCAATGGTTGTAAAGTATGAGTTTTTTGCAGATGAGTTGTTTTTTAAATACTGAAAAGAAACATAAGACTTTAGTAGATTGTTTGAGGTATTGTAAGTGTTACCAGTAAAGTTTTCTAAGGCTGGGTAGTCGACGTTAAACTGAATAAAATCTAGGTCGTAGTATTTTTTATTAAATGAGTCTGAAACATACTGTGCAAAATAGGTTAGGGTTTGATAATCTTCCCAGTATCCATCTATAGCGATATCCAGAGAAATTGAGCTAAAGTTTATTTTTGGAATAAGCGTATAACTGGCTGTAAAGTTTGATATTGTTGCAAAGTCAATTCTGGCAATAGACTCAAAAGAATCTACTTCTCCACCAAAAAGAGTTGCATCATATACTGGATCATTGTCAAAATTAGTATCTCCTGCATCAAAAACAAGATCTAACGAATGATCATCAAAGTAGTTTTCTGGATTAAAGTAGGTTAGAAGGCCCTTTTCGTCAAACAGGTTTGATATTTTTTCAAGGTTTCTTGAACTGCAGAACCCCACCTTATAGATTTTTCCCAAAAAGGTTTTAGTGAAGTCAGTATCTCCACCTACAAATAGCGACAACTTGCTTCTATTTCCAAAAAATGAAGAAGCTTGGTCTCCGAAGTATTCTGACAATTTTTCGGTTTCAATACCTACACAGAATGGACTTAACGGAAGGAACATTTCTTGAGAATACAGGGTTGTTGATTCTGTTCCGAAATTAAGCTTGTAAACTAGGTTATTGTTTTCTATATATATCTCTAAGTTATTTGAGTTAGTTTTATCTTGTATCTTTAATAGTATTTGTTTGGCTGTTCCAGTTCCTACTTTTTGGAATACCCCGAAAATACCTTTAAGGTCTTGCTGAAGAATGTTCATGTTTTCAAATAGTAAATGAGCATCTTTTCCAGTAAAGCTAATAAAGGGAGTTACGGGGACAGTGTTTTC